AGCGTACTGGTCTCCCTTAACCTTGAGCTTGACTCTCGCGGATGGCGATCCTAGGGTAAACATTTCCCGAGCTGCTATCTTGTTTGCGGTCGCTGCAGTCTTTACCCCTGGAAAAGACATACTATGAATACGATCCCGTCCACCAAGAATGTCAAGATTAGCTAAATCTTGATCTATCGCAGACGTTCGATCATATTCTTTTGCTCTGTCAGAATATGAAACTCTAACCTGGTTGAAGGTCTCTGACCAAGTAGGTCTGGAGAAGTCGTCTAAGGAAACGATGTTCGTCTCGTCTAAAGAGGGGACGACTCCCAATTCTGGTCGAGCTAGTTGGATCTTATACTTCCCGTCCGTCAGATCCAGTCGGAACTTCCCGTCAACGTGCCTTTCGATCTCCTTGATCATGTCCGCAGCAGTCATGACGTTGTCGATCACCATGCTAAAGCCCAATTCCTCGTCAGCTATTTGCTCCGCTGTAGCTCTCAGCGCACCCTCCTCTACTGTACCATCGATCAGAATATCACCAATGGGCATGTTTATGCCCCAGTCATCATTGACTGTCAGTAACTCAAACAGAAAGCAGATTGGATTGGCATCATCCCCGATTCTCTCTTTGCCGCCTGTTACAGCCAAGGAATTCGGATACCAGAATACTTCGAATGCAAGGTTTCTTAGAGTTGCTTGATTACCTATTAAACCTGGACCGGAGCCTCCATCATTCAATATAAAATAGCAGATATTCTGATAACGAGGAGCCAGTGCTATTTGACTAGCCAAGTAAGTGCTAACGGGTTGAAGATCAGCACCGTTAAAGAACTGTAGTGTAAAATCAATTCCGCCTCCGCTATTCTCTCCTCCAAAGAACTCTAAATCCTGTACAGCTACATTGCTTGATGTCTCTCCTGCATTATATATCTCTTTGTCCGCCATCCAAATCCGATCGAAACCATCTATCGGACCTGAGGAAATGACCATCTGAACGCCAATGAAATACTGGTACCCCGTGGTGACCTTCTTCGCACCGATTCCTAGAAAACCGCCCACTTTCTCTGTCAGTGCTATTGTTGTCAGATCTCCGTACCAAGCTACGTTGGGACCTGCCATCCTCACCTTGCCTACTATAATAGGTACTGGTCGTCCTTCAGTTGCTGACGGGACTTGGAAGTCGTCTATCCCTGAGGCTCTTGCATTCTCAACTTGTGGCTTTGCGAGCAGAGCTGAGGCTATGCTCGTACCGAGCCACATCAAGAACATAAACCAAAAAGCCATTACGGTCTTCCTCCCCCAAATGTGGGAGTAGTTCTTGCTGTTGCGTTTGCAGAACCGCCCTGATCTAGCTCTATCGCGAAGGGATTTAGCAGCGGTACAGTTGGGAAGCCGCCAAACTCAGGAGTATTGAGGAACTTCCGAGAACAATCCCCGTTTATATTGTGATTACATCCTGCAACCACGTCTATCGCTGTTCCTGCTAAGCCAGTTGTTACAAACGGACGGTTAATGCGGACTACATCTGGATCCCCACCAATATCCGCTTGCACGATCGACCTTCTCTCACCTGGTGATCCTGTTATGACCACCATGCCTTTATTCCAGAAGATGTCTAGCTCATCCGATGTTAGCCCCAATGACTCAGAGACATTTATCTCTACTGCAAGGGCTCTCAAGCTGGTAATCGTCATTGTCTGTCCGTTCGGCAATGTCGAAGCAATAGTAGTTGTCTTAGTATAAGTCGCTCGTACGACTAAGCAACCTCTTCCGTATAACTGCCAGTTACAAGTCGCTGAGAAAGTACGGGAAGGAATAGGCTTGTCAAAAATCTTTGTGACTGGTTGGCAAAACAACAGAGCCGTATTATCCCCAAACTTACAGTTGACTACCTCTCCCTGCCAAACAACTAATTGCTGTTCTGCTGGATCATTCAAGTGCATCCTGAAAATAGTTACATTAGGGAGGTTGCTTGGAAGAGTAAGCCGAAATTGAGCTGCTATTGGAAAGTCCTTCGGGACATTGATGGTTATTTCTCCCGAAGTTAGCTCCGTATTCATCTGAGGGTGCGTTCGAGACAGAGCCGGTAAAGACTCATACGTGGTAGAACCTATAATCACATCTGTGACTGCATTTGTTCGCCGAAGCAGTGTTCCCCCTATAGTAAAATCGTACAACTCTACCGGGCGACCATCTGAGGTTTCGAATTGGTCAAAACTCATTCAGTTGTTCCCTTAAACCTCATTCTTACGTTGGCTTCTCCAAGATATTCATGCACAAAAGTCACTACATCTCCCTCTATCCTACCCAGCATAGCATAGGAGACTCTGATGTTGTCTGGAGGTATGACTTCTGGGGTCCCCGTTGCCGAAGCGTTCAATGACACCGTCTCGGTATCATTGCCGTTATCTATAAGAGCTGTTATTCTCCTTACAAACTGTCGGCCATCATCCAAGACTTCAATCAAGACGTCTCTATATGGAGCTTCAAAGCCAACTCCTGTAACTCCAACAAACTCGACGATGATTGACGTCGATGACAAATCATATCCGGGCGCCGCTACCGGTAGGTCGTTCTGGAATGTGGGCAGGTAGAAGGGTTTCCACGAACCTCTTAGATAGTGAACCAATTTCTTCCATTCCCAAATCGTAAAGGCGTTGTGCAAGAATACGCCCTTTGGTCTATCTGGTATAGCTAGATCATCTTGCGGATGGACATCTAGTTCACCCACTCCACTGTCAGTTCGGGTTCTTTTCTGGATTAGACCATGCTGATAAGTACTCGAAGTCGCGACATTTGGGTCAGTCATGACCAAGAGGCCGTCAATTGGATGCTTCTCAAAGAACGGATCTGCAGCAAACTCTGCATCAGTGAACGCTATATCTTCCGTCGAGAGGAAGTCAAACTTCAGCTCCGTCTCCTCATGTTCAACCATGCTATCACGCAAACGTGGACTTCCTGACAAGTATCCCGTTGCCAAGGGAAGTATTGCACTACCCGCCGGAATAGCAAAGAATGTTGCTTGCTGGAGAGTTACACTCACCCCCGCTTGCACACTCAGAATCGCAACATCTTGCACCGAATCATCTGCTAAGATGATCACTGCCGATCTACCAGCAAAGAACATAGCGTTGTCCGGGTCACACGGAATAACTGTCGTTCCGATCGGTAGGTCGTCCGGCGTTGGATTCAGAATCTCCCTCTCATCCCACCATTCCGGTACTCCGAACAGGAATGGTTGCTGTGTCTTCAATACATTCCTCAGTTGTGCCCTTTCTACTGCATCTCGTGGTTTGTAATCAAGCTCGACAAACTGTCTTGGTATTCTCCTTAAGGCATGTCTCTGCTCAGTCTGGTCCCGAGACTTCATAATATTAGTCTGAAAAGTCAACTGCTCAGTTATAGGCTTCTCTGGCACGAATACGAATAAGATAACCCTCGATCCCAACATGCGGATTGCGACGTCTGCATTATCGAATTCAAATAGTGCGTTTGCGTCGAACTCAGGGTCTCCTTCAAGAGCAGCTGTGACACTAATATTGTCCTGTCCCAGGAGTGGAAGGACAAAAGGAGGTGGATTAAGTGTGACCGTAATGCCAGGCAGCGCTGCAAAGTCAACACTCAGGAAAGTGTGCGCTCCATCACGGAAGGTGTTCAGGATGGCCATACTTATCACCTTGTCCGAGGTGATGTTCCCGAAATCCACTGGGTTTGGATCTATCCACCACTGATCCATGAACCATCCGCTTGTGTCTCCTACAAACGCGCTTGCCACGACTCTTGGAGAGAACGGTGCGTTCTGAACATTATCCGCGGTACGGAGATCCCCCCAGAGTAAAGGGAATAAGGTTGGTGGAGGCGGTGGTATAGACTCTCCGTCTCCTTGGGCTGGATTACCCGGATTGAAGATTAGAGTCTCGTAAAGTACACCTTCGAAGTCAACAGCCATTCGTTAACCCCATTAGGGTATTTGCCTGTATGCGAAGCCCTCAAACCCACTGTACTGATCGTCAGGGACTGTATTTATTACATCGCTGTTTGTGACTGGAAATAACGTATAGGTGTCTGCTCCGATTGTCACTTCGTCTGCCGGCGAGAAGCCATCCATGTTGATGCGAAACACATCCGGAACCTGACCACATGGACAGAATCTGATGAAGCCACCGATGTCCCGGAAGATACCGACATAAAGCGGTACCAATGGTTTGGCACTCGATATTAAACTAGCCTTCATAGAGAAAAGATGTGCCCCAACAGTAAGTCCCAGGCCATTGGCGAAGCCACCACCTAAGATCTGAGCACCGGCTGACTGGTTCACGTTGCTATAACTCGCACCAGATGGTCGGTTAGCCAAACTAGTACTGGCCTGCTTTGAAGTAGAGATTTCGTGTGTAGTCCACCATTCAAGAGCCCCTTCCAAACCGTTCACTCGAAACACACTGTTCATGAACAGTGACAATGAGGTTCTATTGTTTCCACTCCAAGGAGCCATGTGGGCTACATCGTATGGGCTGTCGATATCTTGTACTGCTCGATTCCATCGGTGCCCAACACAGTATTCGCCACCATCCCACGCAGCATCGCCGCCGAACTTGATCATATTTCCGAAGAACATATGGCGCCAAATACGAGTTCCAGTTTCCATTGCCATATGACAATAGCGACCATCAGTGGGCGCAAATAGGTGGTGCTGGATCCAGGTGGATGAAGACACCTGCGTGATACTCGGCATT